GAGTGGGGTGGGGTGGGTGGTGGGTGTGTGGTGGGCTGGTGGGTGTGTGTGTGCTTGAGTGGGTGTGGGAGTGGTGAGAGAGGGGGAATGTGAATTAAATGACAGAAAAACAGAGGTGTTTAGGAAAAGTTGTAAAAAGGGGGAGTTTAAGAGGGGAGTCGAGAGTTACTTTTCCGGTGCGAAATATGGTTGGCTCCTGTTTGGTGCGGAGGAGGTGATAATTCGTCAGTATTTGTCGCTCGAGACGAAGCGCCATGATGAACCCTGGCGGTTCGCGCTGACAATTTCTTCGACCTCGTGCGCCGTGAGCCCGGTAGAGCGATCTGGGCGCGTCGAACATTTCGCGGGCAGAGACTCCCTCGATGAACTGAACGGAGACGGCCAATGGTCGACGCGAAATACGTACCTCGTCAGCTCTGCGTTGCCAGATTCGTGAGCCACTGTTTCTACCACGGCGCCATAGCGTGCAGTGATTTCCTCCGAGTTCTCGCCAGTCTAGCAAAGCCGCGGAAGTCGACACAAGCAGGTGAGGCCAATCAGAAGGATTGTTTTCATGAACGTTGATCCCAGGTCGGAGGTCACTTTCTGGTCACTTTGGCCTCGATACAGAGGCCCGTCAGTGGTGCTCGGGGGGGGACTTGAACCCGTAGGTTTTGAAAAGTTAGATCGGCCGGATTGTCAGCCGTTGCGCGCTTCATAGGAGATTGCGCTGCCGTTGCCTGTTTTCAAGACAACGGCTTACAAAACTCCGCCTTTGATTCTGGTCACTTTTTGGTCACTTCAGATCATCCGAAAAAGCGGGAGCTGCGTGATCTTGCCGGCGGTGTCGGGAATGGCTGGCCCAGTACTTCTTTGCGATGCTGGTGGGCTGCGGGTGGTAGTAGAACTTCCGGTTCACCCGCTCGCTGTTGCCCATCATCTCTTTGAGACGCGCCATGTCTTTGTGCAGCGAGTTCCAGTAGGTCGCGTACGAGTGACGGAGACCGTCGGGGATCCAGTCGAAGCCAGGGACCATGCGCGTGCCCGTCCCACACCATCTCGATGCGGCCGTGTTCGTCGCGCTTGCCGATGATGTTAGCGAGCCGTCCGGTCTCCCGATCGGGACGGTCTAACGTTGCGACGGGCCCGGTGTTGTCGCGGTTATGACCGCACCACGCGAGGAAGGTGTCGTTGAGATCAACGAAGCGATCGCGCGCGATCTTGCCCGTACGCTTCGCGATGAGCGCGCTGATCCGGACCTGACGTTCATCCCACAGAAAGTCGGCCCACATGAGCTTGCGATTGGCGCCGTCTTTTTTACTGATGTGAGGCAGGCCCGCTTCTTCCGGTCGAATACCGAGGGAAGGCCTGGCAGCAGATCCAGTCCCGCCATTCTGGAGCGACCTGATGCAAGATGACGCGCAGCTGCGCCGGCGTGTAGACCTCGGGGTTCTTATCCTCGAGCTCGATCCGCTTTACCTTTTCGGCCTCCGTTATTTTGTCGGCCGGCAGCTTCTCGTGATTCTTCGCGTAGAGGAAGATGGTGACGATGACGTCGCGGATGTTGTTGCGGCGCCGGTCCTGGACGTTCAGTTCGCGCAGGTAGTTCTCGATCTGCTGCGCGCGGACCTCATCGATGGGCCCCGTGGAACGCCTTCGCGAATGCCTTGCCGTCGTCGCGCAGCGAGCGGAAGTAACGTGCGGAAAGTTTGTGATCGGCTTTCGACTGCAGGAGCTGCGCGTGAATCGCGGGGAACCGTCTCGCGTGTGGGTGACGACTAACGAACGCCGCCACTCAGCCCACTGCTCGATCGCGGTGACCGGCGAGACGGCGAATGGCTCGACGACTTTCTCGATGTGGCAGCAGCTGCTCGCGGTTGCGACGCGGTGATGGGGAGCTGCGCGTTGGCGAGCCGGATGGCTGTCTCTTTCGCGAAGCGCTTGGCGTCGCCGAGATCGATGCGCGGCCGCTTTGTGACAGCAGTCTCGCCGAGCTCGCGGTTAGCGAACCTGAAAGCGCCCGTCGCCCAGCTGATAGATGGGCACTGCAACGCTGCCTTCGCGAAGGATCGCGACCGGCCCGCCCTTCTTCTTCATGGCTCAGCTCCCGCCTCGCCACCGGGCTACCTGCGCCGGCATGACCATGCATCTCGCACGCTGCCCCGCGGGCCTCGATTCATTTTTTGCGCGACTGAAGAATGCGCCAATTGCTGATCATCTGACTGGCGACGTCGGCATCTTCGAGTGCGGCAAAGCCAATGCCGTTCGTACGCCTCGCGCAACTCCGCTCGGCATCCGGGAGCGATAAACGGCGACGTCCTCCGCTACGCGAGCAGTGCCTGCTTTTGGACCGATGCTGGATGAGGTCGCGCAGTGTCGGTGTGAGATCGTCGGCGAGATAGGCGAGACCGAGCGACGTGCGTTGTTTGTCAGGAAACGCCTTCAGCAGTTTCTCGAGCACGTCAGGCGGTGGCCGGTTCTCCCGTCTTACGTAACGGCTAAGCGCGTCCTTGGGACACTCCCGCCTTTTCGGCAGACGGCATTTTTGCGTCAGCGCCGCTGCCTCGATCGACGCTTGAAGTTGGTTAGAGAACTGGCTCACAGATCAATCCAGATAGTGAATAAATGAAAATACTTCAATCATTTTTCTTGCCGATTGTTCCACATGGCGAATATTTCGTAGTTGTGGATCGAGCGGTAAACAAGCAGGTAACCGGAGGGCGCGAGAGCGTTTAGCAGGACATGGAAGCCGAAATCAAAATCACCGAAAACCTGCTGGGTCAGGCTCGGATGTTGAAGAAGAGCCCCGATCCTGAGGAAACGCATCGCGGCGGCAAAGTGGGGAGATTCGTCTCCGCGCAGAGCTCGAGCAGTTGAAGAAACAGCAGGGACCGGAAATCACCGGCCCGCGCTGGCAGCTAGAAACCCACCCGGCGTCTAACACCGACCCTGACCTTCCTGGGCCACTGCAATGGCTTCCCAATTCGACCAATCATGTTGCTGAGCTGCGCAGCGTTTGCGGGTCGACTCGCTGCGCAGCTCTAACTTTTCCGGAGGCGCACGGTGAACGGCGCTGGAGTTTTACCGCGAGCGGATGTTGCCCGGAGCGCTCCGCTTTTGATCGGCCGGCTGCAGAAGGATGGCGACGTCCCTCGCCACCGCTGCGCTGATGATCCTTTCCCACGACGGCCGCGGGACTGGCTGCCGATGTGAGACTCTGAAAGGGACGTCGTGGAGATCGAAGAACCACGGGAGGAACTGATGGCGCGCACGATCCCGATGCCGCGGCTGAGCCGCGAAGAGGAGCTGAGGCAGACTGTCGAGCTTGCGCGCGTGCTCGAGTTCGCGATCAGCTTCTCGGAGAAACATCACGCCGGCGTGGCGCTGAGCTCGGCCGGTGAGCGTTTGCGCGAGGGGTTGCTGCACGCGCTGCGCGCTGCCTGCGATGAGCTGGGGCCGATCTGCGCAGATGTGGACGCGATCGCGCGTGAGATCGATCGACTGCAGGCGATCATCGATGAACGGAAGGGAGCGCGAGCGGCATGAAGCGCCCGATCTTCCTGGAGGTCCCGGAAGAACGGGGGCCAGTCGCGCATTGGCATTTCCTGCGGCCGCTGCTGGCAATTGCGTTCGTCGCCTGGTTGTTCCTGACGAAGCCGATTCTCTTCTCCGCGACCGCAATCGGAGCTGGCGTGCTCCTGTTCATCGGGTGGCAGTTGATCGGCAGCTGCCTAACGAAACGGCGTCAGGCAGCGATGGCTCACGCGCAGCGATCGGCGCTCGAGCACGTGCGCAACGAGGCGTCCTTCGAGCAGTGGATGGAAGCGGTGAATCGCGAATGCCTGCGGCTCGGCTACACGCTGAAGTCTAACGACTCGGCGAACGAGGCATACTGGCGGCAGCTTTGGTCGCGGAAGCTGAAGGCGGCCGAGGCGGTGTCGGTTTGGGAGGAGGAGCCTTGACCCTCGATATGGACCCGCGTTTGAAGACAGCGGCGGAGATCCTGCAGGCGTCGCTTGATGCCGCCGGCATTCACGATGCCGATCCAATGGAGTTGCCGGCGCGGATCGCGGAGCTGCGCGCGACGAACGGCTGCTTTGTCTACGACGGCGAGTACCCGCGCCGCGACCCGAAGCAACGCGAGGAGAAGCCGGAGCGTGTCCCAGGCGGCCCGCGTCTCTCGCGCACCGTCACATCATTGTCGGCACCGATATGAGCCTGACGATCACCGAGGAGCAGATGCTCGAGCTGTTACGCACGGAGATCGCCGCGGCGGTGGAACGCGAGCGGCCGCTCATCCGCGCGGAGATCATCGAGTCGTTCAAGTGGGTCACCGAAGAGACCGCGGTGAAGATGCTGGAGATCGAGGGCAAGGACCCGCAGCGAACGTTCCGCCGGCTGATGAACGACTACGGCGTCGAGACGCTGAAGCTCGGGCTGATGGTGCGGTATCGCTGGAGCAAGCGGCAGGTTCCGAAGAAGGGCGCGGGGGCCCAGCATTGAGGAGCTGATCGACAACCACGTCGTCAGGTCCACATCGAAGCGCAACACGAACCCGACCTTCAAGGTCTTAGCGAACGCGGCATGAGCGATCCAGCTGAAGAGTTACCAGTTCACCAGGAGAGCCTGACGTCAGTCGCGCTCGATGGCGCGCGGATCGCCTGCTTTGTCGCGCTGCAGATTGCGAATGGTGATCCTGCGTTAGAAAAAGGGCCGCGCGGTGATTACATCATCGCGGCGATCGAGAGCGCGATCGATCAACTGAACTGCGCACGCGATGCGATGCCGGTTCGCACGACTTCTCTGCACGTCGCGCAGGCTAGCCCATCTACCATCATCCTCCCGGGAGGCGCATGAAGAAGCAGTTCGCGCGCACGGTGGAGGAGATCGCCGCTAGCTACACCAATGCGCTGCTCGCGACAGGGACGCGTCGCATCAACGTGCGGGTGATCGACAAGGCCATCTTCATCGACGGCACGCGCTACAACGTGAACAGCGTGGTGGAGATGACGAAGACGCTCCGTGAGCGTCGCAACGCGAGAGGCTACGCAGCACGATGAGCGTGGAACTGGCAGGTCCAGAGCGCGATGCCGTGGTGTTGGCGCTGGCGAAGCTGGCGGTCAGCCGGCCGGGTTGGATGGAGTACCTGAAGTCGATCGCAGGCCAGTTCGGCCCACGCGAGTCGCGGCTGTTTGACGAGTTCCGCGCGCAAGGTCCTGATCGTCCGCTGCCGGGCGTGTGCCGTCTCTGCGGCTGCACTGAGGAAGATTGCAGCCAGTGCATGGAGAAGACGGCCGGCCGCGGCTGTTCCTAGGCGAACGACGAACGGACGCTTTGCACGGCGTGTGTGGGTAACTCGATGAGGATGGCGCTATGAAGCTCGACGAGCTGATCTCCATTCTGAGGGTCTTTCGGAAGGGCCACGGGCAACCTGGATGTTTACAGGCAGGATCTGATGTCGGGCGTGACGGGGGCCGTTATTCCTCAGCGTGGCGTGCGTGTTGCCACACTTGCCAAGGCCCGAGGCCGAGAACGTAAACGGCGGCTCCATGCTCACACCCGCTGCGATGAGGCGCCACGCGAGCCAGGAGAAAGCGTGGTGCTGTTATGAGCGAGCTAACCGAACAGCTCGACGATGCGTTCCGCCAAGTGCAGGCGGCTAAAGGGCAGCCGGTTTCGCTTTCCGGCTCCGGCAAAGGCTTCAAGTGGTCGCTGCAGATTGGGTCATTCATGATGACCGAAGTGAAGGGCAAGCGACGGCCTGCGACCCGCGTTCACAAACCGGCAACGTGCCAGGCGATCAAAGGCCGAGGGAAGTGCACCTGCAAATGAGCAAGCTGTGGATCTCCGAGTCCCTCTCGCTGCCGCTCGATGCGGTGACGCAAAAGTTTGCGTTCCTCGGCCGGACGGGGAGCGGCAAGAGCTATGGGTCGACGAAGCTTTGTGAGTTGATGCTCGATGCGAAGGCGCAAGTCGTCGCGCTCGATCCCGTCGGCGTGTGGTGGGGGCTACGCGTCGGCGCGGATGGGCGCGAGGCTTACTCGATCCCGGTCTTCGGCGGATTGCACGGCGACATTCCGCTCGAGCCAGGCGCGGGCGCGTTGATCGCCGACCTGATCGTCGATCGGAATATCTCGGCGGTGCTCGATGTCTCGAACTTCCTCATGAGCGAGCAGCGGAAGTTTGCGACGGATTTCGCGACGCAGCTTTTCCAGAAGAAGAAGACGCAGCGCTCGGCGATGCACGTGTTCTTCGAGGAGGCGCAGGAATTCGTGCCGCAACAGGTGCGCGGCGACGTGGCGCGGATGGTGGGCGCGTTTGAGCGGCTGATCAAGCTGGGCCGCAATTTCGGCATCGGCGCGACGTTGATCTCGCAGCGGCCGCAGGCGGTGAACAAGGACGTGCTGAACCAGACGGAATGCTTGTTCGCGTTTCAGATGACGGGGCCGCAAGAGCGCAAGGCGATCGAGAGCTGGGTGGCAGAGAAGGGCGTGAACGAGGATATCGGGAGCGTGCTGCCGCACCTGAAGGTGGGCGACGCGCATGTCTGGAGCCCGCAGTGGCTGCAGATCAGCGAGACGATCCGGATCGCGAAGAAGACGACGGCTGATGTGTCGTCGACGCCGAAGCCAGGCGCGAAGGTGGTAGAGCCGAAGCAGCTGTCGCAGATCGAGCTCGAGGATCTGAGCGAGAAGATGCTGGCGACGATCGAGCGCGCGAAGGCGGATGATCCGAAGGAGCTGCGGAAGACGATTGACCTGCTGAAGCGTCAGGTCCAAACGGGCGACTCTTACCTTAATCGGCTGGTCGATGCAGCCGGCGTCGAAGACGAGCTCGAGGCGCTCGAGTGGATCCGCAAAGCGAAGCGTGATCTTGAAAAAGGTAAGACCGAAATCAAGAGGGTCGAAGTGCCGGTGCTCGCAGCGAATGAGATCGCGCGACTGGAAAAGCTTTGCGATCGCGTCGAGCGCGTCAGCCAGCCGATCGAAGCGCTGCATGCGGATCTGCGCGTGTTACTCCGCCGCACGCACTCTCTAATCGGTGTGAAGCAGGCCGAGATGCTTGCTCCGAAAGCTTTGGACGTCGGCGACGGGGCTATCCCCCGGGTAGGAGCACCGGGGCGTGCGAGTGGAACACGCGAGCAGCCTTCCCGCCTCAGCCGGAACGAGGGGAATGTAACCACAGCGGGCAAAGCTCAGCCGCCTGCGACCGGCGTTCAATTCACTCCCACGCCGAAGCAGCAGCAGATTCTCGATGCGTTAGCCTGGTTCGAATCGATCGGCATTCCGTCGCCGTCGACGCTGCAGATCGGCGCCGTCGCATTGATTGATGCGAGCGGTGGCCACTTCTCGAATGTAGTCGGTCCGCTATCGAGCAATGGCCTGGTGCAGCGCGGCGGTGGATCCATGTCGCTGACGCCGGCGGGACGCGAGCTCGCGCGCGTGCCGGAGAATGTCGCGAGCCTGGCTGATTATCACGAAGTGCTGCGCTCGCGTGTGCGCAAGGTGAAGAACGCCGGCGGCAAGACGGTGGAGATCCTCAATGCGGTGATTGGCCGCCGCGGTGCTGAGATCACGACACAGGAGATCGGCGAGGAAGTCGGCATCGATCCGACCGGTGGCCACTTCAGCAACATGATCGGACCGCTGAGCACGCTCGGGTTCATCGAGCGATCGCATGGTGTCGTTAGGCCAACTGAGATTCTGTTTCCGCCTGGGCTGTCATGAGCAACGCCCTGACCGCTCTTCAGCTCGATGTGATGGCGTCCGGTGGCTGCGCGAAGCCCGGGTGCAAGTGCGGCATGACTGATCGGATGGTCTTGCGATCGCGCTGCCATCCTCAGACCGACAAAGTCGTAGCGGGTTACGAGAAGGGCGGCCGCCTGGTGTTGTTCTGCAGCGAGTGCCGGCATCCAATCACCGCGATCGCGGTGCAACCGTCATGAGCAAGTGGCGCGGCTGCACAGCTAGTCTTCTCCAGGAGTCGCCGTTCTACGCGATCTTCGAACACGGGGTGCCGATCAAGAGCCTGCTACCGAGCAAGGTTTCTCTGGTCGGTTCAGAGGAGACGGAAGCCTACGTGGTGGCTTGGAGCGGATGCACCGATGATCAGAAGGTCGCAATCGCGCAGACGATGACGGAGCTCCGCGGCGGAACGGCGGATGAGTTCTTCACTCACATGGCTAGCGGCGGCGAGCTGCCGATCCGAGTTAGCCAGACGCGCGGTGCTTCGGCGCCGCTGGGGTTGTTCCTATGAAGATGCCGAAGTTCATCCTGCGAGTCGCCGGCCGCGATTTCGTAATCCCGGATAACCGCGGGCTCTCGGCGCTGATGACGCTAATGGCTGATGCAGTCCCGGTAGACGTGGATCTGCACTCGAACGAAATCACGCTGGATTACACCGACGCGGAGGAGCAATGGATGGTGGGTGCTCTGACTCGTGTATCGCTCACCCCGATTCCACGCGGGGTAGTGTGGAAGCGGAAACGCAAGACCGGGGAAGCGGAGATCGTAACGCCGGTCGCTAAGCCATCGAAGACGCTGGTCGCGACGGCGAAGAAGGCGTTGAAGCTCGCGAATGGTTCACATCGTCCGCAGCTCCACAACGGCTCTGGTCCACCGCGTTTAACGAACGGCAGTCACGGTCCTGCGCCGTTTAACGACGCGAGCCGGAAGCTTGCTGCGCTGCGCGCTATCCGTGAGCAAATTGGCCAAGGGGAGAGTCAGGCTCAGCTGCTATGAAGGCTCTGACGCTCACCCAACCATGGGCAACGCTGGTCGCGATCGGAGCAAAGCGTATCGAGACGCGCAGCTGGTCGACGCGTTATCGTGGGCCGCTGGCGATCCACGCGGCCAAAGGATTGCCGCGCGACTGCTACGAGCTTTGTTTTGACGAGCCGTACTACCGCACCTTGATGCTGGCGCTCCGGCAGAATCTTGCCGGTCATCGCGACGACGACTTGGTGCTGCGCGAGGGTCTTCCGCGAGGTTTCGTGCTCGCGACGTGCGAGCTGGTCGACTGCTTCAGGATTACCGACGCAAACGCGCCGGGTGAGCCTGAGCGAAGCTTCGGTGCTTACTCGCCTGGTCGTTTCGCCTGGAAGCTTGCCGAGATCCGGATGCTTCCAGTGCCAATCCCTGCGAAGGGCGCGCTTTCATTGTGGGAGTGGGATGGAGGTCCAAGCCAGCTTTGACCGAGGCCTACTATCAACAGCTCGAGCAGATGAGCCGTCTCTCACTTCGGATGTACGATGTGACGGAGCGGGAGCGGCGGATCGCGAACGTGATCATCGATTATTCGTTCGCGCGCGGCCGCGTGTCGGCGGTGATTCCGGAGCTGCAGGCGTTTGTCGATCTGACGGGTATCGACAAGGGCGATGTCTCACGCACGCTGCAGCGGCTGAAGGACAAGGGCATCGTCCAGGAAGAGGGCAGGGTGTATTCGTTCATCCCGTCAGCGGCGTTCTGGACTGAGCGGAAGCCATTGTTCGATGTGGAACGTGCGATAGAGCGGGCTCACCAGCTGGAACAGCTGAATGAGAATGCGTCGGCCGGATGCGAGCCGACTACCGGGCAGGGGAAGCTGCCATTGCCGGCCGAGGCGCCGGGTTTGAATGAGGGGATCGCAATGGCTGCGAGAGACGCGGCGTCCGAGCCGGACTGGCGGATTGGTGAATCACCAATTGGTAAACCACCAACGACGGGGGGCGTTGGTGATTCGCCAATCTGCGAAAAGCCCAGCCTAACGAGTCGCGCGTACGCGCGTGCGGGCGACGTATTGCAAAACAGCCGTACACTGCACGTACAGCAATACGTGACCGTTGGTGATCCACCAATGCAGACGCCGGCTGCCGCCGGGTCCGAGCGGAAGAAGAGCTTCAACTGTCCGGAACGCGAATATGTGTTCGGCCTGGTGGAGACGCTGATGCACAAGTCGGCGCGCGATCGCGATGACTTCCACGAGCGGAACCGGTTTAACTGGATCCGGAGGGTGCGCGACAACCCAGCGATCGTTCGTGAGGCAGCAGGGAACGTGAAGCTCCTGGAGCTGAACCCGAAGAACAAGCGCAAGCAGCCACTCGGCGCTGTGTTGTTCAGGGAGTGCCAGAAGATCGCGCAGCAGCTCGGCCGCACTTTCCACCTGTGGTGACTTCCACGATCCGCAAGTATGCGGAACTCGTAATGTCCGAGCGGTCGTGGTAAATGGTGGCCCGTAGATGCTCGACACAGCACATGAGATACGGAACCACCTGACGGTGATCCTCGGGTTTGCAGACTGCGGGCTCGAAGAGCGCAAGCCTGCGGCCGACTGCTTCCGACAGATCATCGACGCTGCGGGGCGGATCGAGAAGGTGCTGAAGCTGCTGTTCGAGCAATCGCGGTCAGGTCATGGCCCGCTGGATCTGAACCTAGTGGTGGGCCAGCTGGCGAGCGCGCTGGCAGCGTTACCCGGACCGACGGTCGAGCTGAAGGTGTTGTGCGCGAATGATCTGCCGGCGGGGCCGATCGGGGACGCGACGGTGCTTTTCGGGGCGCTGTTCAATCTGTGCCTCAATGCGTGCAAAGCGATGCCCAAGGGAGGGACGCTGCGGTTAGCGACGTTTGCGGCGACTGGCGCGGTGGGCGTGACGATCGGCGACACTGGCTGTGGGATGACGCCCGAGAAACTGCTGACGTTATGGGATGGGACTCTCAGCGCCGACAACGAGCACGGCCGCGGGTTGTCGATCGTGCGATCGACGGTGGAAGAGCTGGGCGGCCGCGTCGAAGTGCAGAGTTCCGAAGACGTCGGCTCGACGTTCACAATCCTGCTGCCGGCGTGCGGCATGGCAGGTGCTAAGTAGAAGAACGTCCGGCCGGAAGTTCTATCCCTCCGCTCGGAACGTATCTGAGCGAAAAGCGATCCGACTGGAACCAATATCAATTAGCCAAGGCAGAGTACGAAGCATTCGTCGCTTCAAAATCGCCTGAGGAGCTGCAGCAACTAAAAGAACTCGGTCTGGACGAGTTTCCCGCCTGGGACCGCGGCTTTGGTCCAGTGCGCAAGATTGGTGATGACGAGGATGAATTCTCGGACGCGGCTGACCATGCGATCGACCTGACGCCGGTTCACAGCGAGCCGGTCATCGTCGACGAGCTGCAGCTGATCAGCGATGCGTTCTCGTCCGCGCTCGTGTGGGCGACCGAGGCGACGACGCTGGTCGATATGGGCTGGCATCTCGCCACGATGCTCAAGGTGATGCGGCCGGCGCTGTTCGCCGGCATGATGCCCGGGGTTCCACGGGATCTCGAGAAGGGATTGCGCGAAGCGCTGAGCGGAACTGATCCTTTGCTGATCGGCGCTAACTACTGGCCGTTGCTCGCGTGGTGCCGCGATTGCACATCACTCTCTCAGATGGGGACACGGACGTTCGCCATGATCTACGTGCTGCGCCGAGATCTTCTGGGTGGTCGCAATACAAACGCTGCGATCGCAAGTCTGCAGAACAAAACACGCCAGGCGTTCAATCGCACCGTGCAGAACTTCCGCGATACGTTTCGCGGCTTTCGCAACGGAGTGATGCGCGGTGAGGGGACACGAATCAAATGCCGAAAAGCACAGAGTTAGAGATCATCCGGAAGCAGCTAACCGAGGCAAAGCTGCTGCATGCTGAAGCAGAGCAGGCACGCGCGACGATCGAAGTCGCCGACCGCACTGAGTTGGAGAAAGCTTGGCAATGCGGCAAGCGGCTCAACTTCCTGAAGGATCAGCTGCCGCATGGCGAATGGGAGACGTGGATCTCCAGCAATTGGCCCGAGCTAGCTGGCTCTACGCGTCGGCTCTACATGAAGATCGACAACGACAATCCAAATTGCCAACGCGTTGGCGATTTGAAGCACGACTCGATCCGTAAGTACGCGATCGCGAACGTGCCGAAGAAGACTCATCCGCCACAAGCTGGCGACGAATCGTTCAGCAAATCGACGCATCACAGTGCGGTTGTGAACGACCTCGCTCGCATGATCCAACGCATCGAAGCAGGGCAAGACGATGCTGATGAAGACGAGCTGCGGCGCGACTTCCGTCCAGCATACGACTGGCTGCGCAAGCTCTTCGGCGATGCTTGAACCTTCAGGCCTGAGCTGAACGTTGAGCCGCTGAGCTGAACGTTTAGGCCCCCCTAGTAGGGAGTCTTCTACTCACCCCACCCCCTAGCCAGTTTTCCAAACCCACGTCATTCGCGCATGCGACACCGTCAAACCTTGTTCCCATGAAAAAACCGATCCTCGCCGACGGCATCCCCGTCCTGTGCGCCCACAGCGAACTCGCCGATCCGAACACGCTGCGGCCTCACCCGCAAAACCCGAAGAAGCACTCAGCCGCGAAGCAGCGGCTGTATGCGAAGGTGATCCGGCCGCCGAACCAGCTTGGCGCGTGGCGCAAGGCCATCGTCGTCTCGAACCTGTCCGGCCTCATCATCGCCGGACATGGCGCGCAGCTCGCGGCCGTGAACGTCTTGGGCGTCGCCCTCGTGCCGATCGATCGCCAGGACTTCGCAAGCGAGGCCGAAGAGAAAGCCGCGATGCTCGCGGACAACTGGCTTGCCGAGAGCACGGTCGACTATGACCAGGACCTGCTTGTCGAGCTGATGAGTGAACTGAAGGGCGCCGGCATGGACATGGAACTTGCCGGCGTCATGGCCGAACTCGAAGCGTCGTCGACGGAGGATCTGTTGCGCGAGGTAGCAATCCCGCCAGCACCAAGAATGTCGTGGGTGCTCGTCGGCATCCCGACCGTGCAGTTCGGAAAGATCAGCCCGCTCATCGAGAAGATCGCGCGGATCCCGGAGACAGTCGTCGAGACCGCAGTGAACAACACGGAGCCAGATGTCGAAGAAGACAGACAATCATAATCCCGACGCGAAGCTCGCGTTGCGGCGCCACTTCCTCCGGAAGTATCACACCGAGGGCATGATAATGGTCCTCGACTGCTGCCAAGCGAGCGGCCGCTTGTGGGGAGTACTCCGGCGCGAGTTCGACGGCGTCGCGTATTGGGGCGTGGACCTAAACCCGAAGAAGGGCCGACTGAAGATCGACAGCGTTCGCATCCTCGAGCAGCCAGGAGTCGAGCAGAACGTGATCGATATCGACACCTACGGGTCACCGTTCAAGCACTGGTTCGCGCTCCTCCAGAACGTAAAGCACAGCGTCACCGTCTTCCTGACGATCGGCCTGGTGAAGATCGGCGGCGGCAATGCGGATTCCGCGCTGCTGAATGCGCTTGGGCTGAAGTTCGAGCGGCTGAAGATTCCGAACACGATCGGCGCACGCATCGCCGAGACATCGGTGGTGGCCTGCATCGCGCAGGCGCGCGACTTCGGGTTCGAGATCATCGAGTGTCGCGAAGCGCCGAACGCCGGCGGCAACGCGCGATACATCGGCGTCCGTCTCGAGCGAATCTGATCCGCTCCGGCGGCGTCTTTCCGCCGTCTTCCCTCGCGAAAATTTCCTGCGGAAAAGACTCGCGCGAGATACTGAAGTCCCGTATCTTCACCACATCCCGAGAGAACATCGGGGCAACCAAAACAAACCCGCGCCGCTGCAACGGCGCACAATCAAAACAGAGTAACCATGGCACATAATCTAAACACAAAAGCAGATGGAACCGCAGCGATCGTCTACGCGGGGGAGACCCCGTGGCATCGCCTCGGCACCAAAGTTGACGGCGCCTTCGATTCAAAGACCGCGCTGAAAAAGGGCGGGCTCGACTTCACCGTCGAGAAGACGCCGATCGCCGTCGCCGATTCAAAGGTGATCATCCCGAACCGGTTCGCGATCCGACGCACCGACACGCAGGACGTGCTCGGCATTGTGACCGACTTCTACCAGCCGCTGCAGAACCGCGAGGCCTTCGCATTCTTTGACGGCATCTTCGGAAAAGACAAAGCGCGTTACGAAGTCGCGGGCGTGCTCGGCAAAGGGGAGCGCGTCTGGTTGCTCGCGAAGCTGCCGGGCGACTTCCGCATCATCGGTGACGACGTGGTCGGCAAGTACCTGCTGCTGACAAACGGCCACGACACGAGCGAAGCAGTGCGCGCACGGTTCACCCCGATCCGCGTTGTCTGCCAGAACACGCTCAATGCGGCGCTGCGTGGCACCCAGTCGGAAGTGCGCGTGCAACACATCGGCGACGTCTCCGGAAAGCTGGAGATCGCCGGCAAACTGCTGAAGCAGGCGGGCATCTACTACACCGACATTCAGCAGACATTCCGCGGATTCGTGAAGAAGCAGCTCACCGAGAAGGCGCTGCGCTCCTACACGCTCCGCGTCATCGCGGGCGACGGCGTGAAAGCCGAAGACCTCGCGCCGATCACCGCGAAGGCCGTAAACCGCGTGCTCGAGCTGCACGACACCGGACGCGGTCACGACATCAAAGGCGTGCGCGGTTCCCTATGGGGCGCATACAACGCGGTCACCGAGTACGTCGATCACGACAAGACCGGCGAGAACCTCGGGTTCCTCGTCAGCGGCCGCGGCGCGGAAGTGAAGCAACGCGCCTTCACCATCGCCCAGGACCTCGCCAAAGGCGTCGGCGCAAACTAACCAGCAAACCACCACGGCGCGGCCTCGCTGCAACGGGGCCGCGCCTAACCAGAAGGAGTAACCATGCCGCTATCAGGCAAACCAAAGACGGAGCATCTGCGGCTCCGCATCACAGCTCACAAGCTGAAGCACAGCCGCGAAGTCGCGGTCTCGTACACGGATGGGAACGGCATCATTCACCGCACGCCGTTCATGAAGAGTCAGGCAGCAGCCGAGACGAAGCTAAAGGAATGGGCGAGGGGAATCACCGGCATCGGCCGCGTGACCTTCTCCGTCGTAGCGGAAACGATCGAAGAGAAAGGAGACGCATGAGCACACGCCCGCGCGTCCTCCTCACTATCGGCGAGCAGCTGCAGCGCGATCGCTGCCGCCAGGAGCGCCGCACCTTCGCGCACCAGCTCGGCAAGCTGATCGGCGCCGCGATGCTGCTGGCGGTTCTTTGGCTCGAGTGAAAATGAAATCCTCACGCACGCCACTTCCGCCGGTCGCACCGGCGCGCAGTCTCGCGGCGTGGGAAGCGTTCGGCGTGCGGTGCATCAAAGCACCGCGCGCCACGCAGCCCATTCCACGCGCCACTATCGCCACCACCGCGCCCGATCCTGCGCCCGCCACAATCAACCCGCGACGAGCAGCCGCGCTCAAAGCCGCAGCCACGCGCCGTGCGCAATCGAAAGGCGATGCGTCATGATCACGACCGACCTGCCGACGGTGCGCGAGTTGATCGAGCTCCTGCAGCAAGAAGATCCCGACGCGCCTGTAGTCGGAACGCTTCACGACGCCAGCGCGTTCGACGACAGCGACTCCGTCGTGTGCGTCGAGTGCTGTATCGAAACGCTGCTCGATATCCGCTGCCGCTTCTGCGGCCAGCCGTCAGAAGACAAATCCGGAGTGTGCGATTCCTGCGACCGAAACAATCGTGGTCAGACGCACTGAAGTTCCGTATCTATGCAAACCGTGATCATCTCCGCTCAGCTGAAAGCCTGGCGACGCGTCGACGACGCGAACGACGGCCGCGGCGACTTCACCCAATCCGATGCAGCTGCGCGCCTGGGCGTGCCGCTGAAGACCTACATCGATTGGGAGCAAGGTCGCCACGGCCCGCGTGGCCTGGCGCTCGCCACGGTCGCGCAGCGGATTGATCTCAACCTCGGGAGCGGAAAGAAAAATCCGGCCGGCGCATCGCTCCCGAGTAACCGAAAGGAAACGCGCCCGAAGGCTCAATTACCTTCACCGACTGCAATCGGGGCCAGAGCCAAAAGAGTAACCCATGCAAAAAAGCAGACACGCAAAAAGTCAGGGAACGCCTGACGACTACCGGCCGGAAACACCGGCTGATCTCATCGGACCAGCGCGCGCGATCGCGCAGTCCCTCATCGCCAGCTTGCCGCATTATAAGCGGCTTAAGCTTCTCCTCTGCGGAACGTTCGGCGCCGGTAAGACCACGATCGCGCAGATGATCGCGCGCCAGCTCGCGGCCGGAGCGATCGACATCGAGAAGGTCAACGGCCGCAACCTCACCATTGAAGTCGTTAGGCAATGGCAGCAGTCGAGCTGCTACGGCTCACTCTTCGGCGGCTGGAAGGTTAAGCTCATCGAGGAAGCCGACCTCATCCCGCAGCTCGCACAGGACCTGATGCTCACCTATCTGGACGAGTTGCCCGAGCGCACAGCCGTCATCGGCTCGAGCAATCTTGACCTGGCCACACTCACCGAGCGATTCCAGACTCGGTTCGAGCTGGCACAAGTGGATCCACCGGAAGCCGACGAGCTCGCCGCCTGGCTCGTCAGCAAATGGAAGGTCCCACGCGCCACCGCGAACTTCATCGCCGCCGGCAGTTGTGGAAACGTGCGCGCCGCGCTGCTCGATGCTAACAGCTTCCGCACCTTCGGCAGCGTTCGGCGCCGGCCGAAGACACCGACCGTCGTCATCGATCCTACGAAGAGCGAAGCGTCGAAGCGCGCGTGGCAAACGATGCGCGGAAGAAAGGCAGCATGAACCAGCCCGATCTCTTCAACGGTCCCGATACCGTAAACATTTACGGTAGTCCTCGCGCCACGATGAACGGCAAACCCGTGCACGAGATCCCCGCGAAGACCGTCATCAACTTCGAGTCGAAGTTCGGTCACAAGCTTCTCTGCGACGGCCTCACCTTCAGCACCGGCACCGCGTGCGCTTACACCTGCAGCTTCTGCTACGTCCCCGACATGATGGACAAGCAGAAGCCGTATCTCGCGAAGCACGGCATCACGGCGCCGCACGAGGATATCGTCATCCGTCGCAGCGGCGCGATCGCGCGCTTGCGGGCGGAGCTCACCGATCGCGCCGGCCGGCCGAAGTTCAAAGACCCGGCAGACACCCGGGTGATCTACAGCTCACCGCTCGTCGACGTCGCCGCGAACATGGAGTTGGTCCGCGAGACGGTTGAAGCGTGTCGCGTCATCCTCGAGCTGACCAACTGGGACATTCGCTTGCTCTCGAAATCGAACCTGCTGCCAAAGATCGCGGAGCAGTTATCAACGCATCGTGATCGGATGATATATGGCGTCAGCACAGGCACGCTTGATGACCAGCTCGCGAAGGTCTTCGAGGAAGGCACCGCGCTTGTCTCGAAACGCCTGGCCTCGCTGCATTGGTTACAGGACCACGGCTACCGCACGTTCGGGATGATCTGCCCCAGCTTGCCGCAACCTGACTACTACAAGTTCGCGCGGCAGATGAACGAAGCGATCCGTGCTGATCGCTGCGAGCACGTTTGGGCGGAAGTGCTGAACGTCCGGGGTGAATCCATGACGCGCACGGTCAACGCGCTGCACAGGGGCGGGTTCGAACAGGAAGCCGATATGCTGAACTCGGTGCGCGATCGCGAGCAGTGGGAACAGTATGCACGCCACACATTCCTCGCTCACTTCACCCACGATTCAGGCGGCAAGCTTCGCTTCCTGCAATACGTGACACCACGCACGCGCGCCTGGTGGGAGTCGCAGCAACACGCAGGCGCGGTGGTGCTGTAACCTACGGGAATTCTCGCTTTGTTACTGCGGCTTTGATCTCTGCAATTTCTTTGCGCATGCAGCTCGACGGCCAGCATTGCCAGCCCGCTGTAAAGATTGGATTGGATTGGGTCCGATTTATTGAGGTCGTTGGGACCTGTATCCTTGTTCGCCTCGCGGTTAAGGATCTCCAGATTCGTATCGAAGAATGAGCGTATTTCCATGGTCCCTCATTGTAGGGCCGGCCGAGGCGAAAAGTCCCGCTACTTCTTAGGCTCTATTCTCGGGAACCTTCCGGTCCGGACGCTATCGATGAATCCGTCCACAGCATTGGTAAACCCGCCTTGATACATCATCGACAGTAATACCAAGGTCTGCATCGCCGCGTCTGCAGCGACCACCGAGCAGCCGTCAAAGTGGCAGACCGAAAGGTTCACCGGCCCGTGGCCGTGAATGATCAGCCTGCAGTTAGTGAATTTGCAGTGGTCGAACTCGTGAAAGTCGAGATCCACGTCCTGATCGTTGAAGTCCATCTCGGAGATTCTCATGGAGCCCAGTCTGAGGCAGAGACGAGAGTGTTAGCCATCAGAAAACGCACAAAGACGGGCGCTAAAGCGGTTCACCCGCCGGCTCCGGCGTTGACTACCGGCGCTCCGGCGTGCTCAACGCCCAGGAGAAATCTCGGCTCAAGATCCTGCAGGCGAAACTTGCCGCGGCGACCTCGAGCGGATCGGCGGTTGATCTAACGGAAGACGACGAGCGTTTCCTCGATCTCGTTGCGCTCAAAAGCGAAAAGCAGAACATCCGGAAGAAAGCACTCGGTGGCGGCACGCTTACCGGCGCGCAGCGCGCGCGGCTTTCGTCAGAACTGGATGACGGCGCCGCTGGGCTCACGTTCGTGCAGAATTGGAACGAGCTCGCTGATGCCATCCCGCTCGATCGACGCACGCTCCAGAACTTCCGCGATGAACACGCGGATCTCATCAAGGAGAACAAGGCCGCGCTCTCCGGAGCGACGGTCGCAAGTGTGTTTCCGAGTGGCGTCAGCTCATCAGCGACTGCGGCGTCAGAGGCCGCGGTGCAAACAACGCCGACGCTAACTCGTTAGACGCGCGCCAACTCGATCTCGAGGAGCGACGGCACAAGCTCGAGACCGCAAAGTTCAAGCTCGCCGAAGCGAAGAAGCTGCAGCTGCCGATTGCGGAGTTCGAGGCCGCGCTTGGTCCCACGTTTGTCCAGTTCCGGAGTTCGCTGAATGCGCTGCCAAGCCGCGGCGCCGGCAAGATCCTGAGCCGCGCGCGCACGGCCGTTCTCAACATGCTGCGATCGCAGCTTACCGAGAAGCAGTTCGCCGCAGTCGAGCGGGCCATGTCGGACGCGAAGACAGCATCCGTCGAGTACTTCGACATCGAGCAAACGCTGCAGTCGGAAGTGGATCTCGTTCTGCGCACGCTCGAGCAGTGCGATTACCTGCAGGTCGCCGACGATGAACAGTGAGCCCACGGAAGGTGGGAGCCGCCTCGGTGCGGCGATCGATCGGGGCACTCAGGCCCCTCCCACTTTAGTCAGCCGCAAAGCTCACAAGCTTTTCACGTCGCTCATTCGCGCGACCCTGAAGCCGCGCTCGATCCAGCCGATCTGGGAATGGCTCGACCAGAACGTCATCGTTCCGGTGTCCGTCGGCAGCCGCTTCCCCGGTCCGCTCGATACCGGCGTCATGCCGCAGTGGCGCGGCCTCCTCGAGAAGTACGCCGACCCCCGCGTTCACTTCGTCACCATCTGCAAGTCGGCGCGTATCGGCGGCACGCTCTTCTTCGGCATCTGCCTGGTCCTCGAGAAGATCGCGCGCTGGCCCGGGCCCATCCTTTGGATCGATCCCACGAACAAGACGGCGAAGAGCGTCAGTCACCGCGAGATCAATCCTTACCTGCTCGCGTGCGTGGCCGTTCGCGAAGTCGCGCTGCATAAGAGCAAGGAGCTTTGGACCGTCCTCGAGAAGACCTTCAAGACCTGCGTCTTCTCGATCCTCGGCGCCGGCAGCATCACCGACTTCGGCGGCCGCCAGGGCGAGCTGGTCCAGATCAACGAGCAGGACCGTATCCCGAACGGCGGCGCCGACGGGCCAACGCCCACAGAAGAAGCCGAGGCGCGATCGTCGCAGTTCGAAGACACGCGAAAGATCGTCCGGAACTCCACGCCGTTTCGGCAGAGCGGCCTGACGTGGGGCGAATTCCTCGCCGGCAGTCAGGAGCATTGCTACGTGCCCTGCCCGGAGTGTCACGGTTACCAGCGCCTCACCTTCTGGAAGGAAGCCGCCGACCCGGACAAGTGGATCCGCGTCGCCGCTGACGATCCGCTCTTTGCCGTCGAAGCGATCGCGCTACGCACCAGCAACAAGACGACGACGCGCGCGCCGGATTCCCGCCGCGCCCACATCGAGGAGAAGCACATCAAGCCAGCGCCCGATGGCGGCGGCTTCCTCGTCAAAGGCATCC